GAACTATGGGGCATAAGGCGCGGAAACATGATAAAGGGTCAAAAAGCAGACTACTCAAAGAGCATGTTTAAGTTAGTAGGTAAATATATCATAAGAACCGCCGACGGTAAAGTAATCGATACGGCAGCTTAAATTTGGTTTTTCGGGAGCTCTACGGAGCTTCCTATAAAGTTAAATTTTAAGAAAGGAGAACAGATGAAAACAGCAAGACTCGTCTTTGTTTCTACGCCTTATGCTAGCATCGAGTGCAAAGATAAAGACAGAAACTATTATGCAAAGCAAATAGCGCAGCAGGCTTGCGCTATCGTTAGGCAAAACGGCTACGAGCCTATCTCACCCGTGCTTGCGTGGATGGATGTATATAGCGAGCTTGAGCGTGAAAGAGTAATGAAAAACTGTGAAGAACTGCTTAGAGTGTGTAGCTACTACTATCGCTATCCATGCAAGTGGAACGATAAAAGCGATGGTGTGGCACAAGAGACGGCGTGGGCCAAAGAATACGGCCTAAGCGAGCTTAAATTTAGTTTGTTTGAGTAATAGGGCTAATAAAAATTTTTAATGAGGAGTAAAAGATGCAAATAAATAGTTTTAGCGATGTTGATGTTGCCTTAAAAAGGCTTTGTGAGGTAAGCGTAGGGATAGAGAAGATAAACGGAGAAGTAACGCTTGAGTGCAACCGCATAAAAGAAGCTAGAAAAAGCGAAGTCGAAAGGCTAGAAAGCGAAAAAAGCTACATAGAGCAGCAAATAACGCTTTTTTGCGAGGATAATAAGGCCCAGTTTGCCGAAAAACGCTCAAAAGAATTTACTTTTGGCGAGATCGGCTACCGCATAAGCAAAAGCGTAAGAGTACCTAGCGTAAAAGCCAAGCTTGAGAGTTTGCTAAACTCCATAAAGGCGTTTGGGCTAGGTAAAGAGTGCATTATATACGAGGAAAAGCCTAACAAAGAAGCGCTTGCAGAGCTAAAAGACGAGGATTTGGTAAAGCTCGGTCTTAAAAGGGTGGTAAAAGATAATTTTAGGATAGTGCCTAAAATAGAGAGCTTGGAGGTAGGAAAATGAACGAGATAAAGAGCGATTTTCAAATTTATTGGTGCGACTTTAAAAGGTTAAAAGACGACAAAAATAGGCTTTTGCCTAGATTCGTAAGACGAGCGAAGCTAAGAATTCGCGTTAAAGGGCTTTAAGCCCTTTAAAGAGCGTTCTAAACCACTTTAACGCTCTTTAAAAGGTTTAATTTTAAGGAAAGATGGTTTGACAACTAAGCAAAAAATTCACCTCAATAATCTACACGCAAAAAAGAGATCATTGTATCAAGCTAGACTTAATAATGTCCTAAGCTACGATCTTAGTTTTTACC